AAACCAAGGTTTTTAAGAACCGCTGTTTTCAGCCAGGTTACCTCCTTTCCCCCACCCGTGGCATGCTTACGTCTTTTTCGGAAGGGGAATTGCTATGCTGATCGGCTATGTCAGGGTGTCAACAAATGACCAGAACACGGCTTTGCAACGCCAGGCGCTGGAGTGCGCAGGATGTGAGCTGATTTTCGAGGATAAAATTAGCGGTAAGACCGCCGACCGTCCTGGGTTAAAGAAGCTGTTACGTATGCTCAGTGAGGGCGATACCCTGATGGTGTGGAAGCTGGACCGGCTCGGGCGCAGTATGCGCCACCTGGTGACCCTGATTGAAGAGCTGCGGGTGCGCGGCATCAATTTCCGCAGCCTCACCGACAGCATCGATACCAGCACTCCGATGGGCCGCTTCTTCTTTCACGTGATGGGGGCGCTGGCGGAAATGGAGCGCGAGCTGATCGTCGAACGCACCCGTGCCGGGCTCACGGCAGCGCGCGCCGAGGGGCGGATTGGCGGGCGGCGCCCGAAGCTGACCGAGGCGCAGTGGGCGCAGGCGGGGCGACTGCTGGCCGCCGGCGAGTCGCGCCAGCACGTGGCGATCCTGTTCGATGTGGGGCTTTCCACGCTGTACCGCAAATTTCCGGCGGGCGTATCGGCGGCCCCCGTTGTGCCATCCCTTTCCCAACCCTGACAAATAGCGCCCGGCGGCGCCAGACGTGAAAATGGACTCACCCCTTAACGATGGAGTGAACCGGATGAGTGATTTTCACCACGGCGTCCAGGTCGTCGAAATTAACGACGGCACGCGCGTCATTTCAACTGTCTCAACGGCAATTATCGGTATGGTCTGTACGGCCAACGATGCTGACGCGGCGACTTTCCCCCTTAACCAGCCCGTGCTGATTACCAACGTGCAGAGCGCGATTGGCAAAGCGGGCAAAAAAGGCACCCTCGGTGCGGCGCTGCAGGCGATTGCCGACCAGTCCAAACCCGTCACCGTGGTGGTGCGCGTGGAAGAGGGCAGCGATGAAGATGCGGAGACGGCGTTCGCCCAGACCGTTTCAAACGTCATCGGCACTACCGATGCCAGCGGCAACTACACCGGCCTGAAAGCGCTGCTGACCGCCGAAGCGGTAACCGGCGTGAAGCCGCGTATCCTCGGCGTACCGGGCCTTGATACCCAGGAAGTGGCGACCGCGCTGGCCTCGGTGTGCCAGAAGCTGCGCGCGTTCGGCTACATCAGCGCATGGGGCTGCAAAACCGTCTCTGAGGCTACGGCCTACCGCGCTAACTTCAGCCAGCGTGAGCTGATGGTGATCTGGCCGGACTTCCTCGCCTGGGACACCGTCAACAGCACCAGCGCGACCGCGTTTGCCACCGCCCGCGCCCTGGGCCTGCGCGCCGCGATCGACCAGTCCACCGGCTGGCACAAGACCCTGTCTAACGTCGGCGTTAACGGCGTGACCGGTATCAGCGCCTCGGTGTTCTGGGATCTGCAGGAGTCCGGCACCGATGCCGATCTGCTCAACGAAGCGGGCGTCACCACGCTTATCCGCAAGGACGGCTTCCGCTTCTGGGGCAACCGCACCTGTTCTGACGATCCGCTGTTCCTGTTTGAGAACTACACCCGTACCGCGCAGGTTATCGCCGACACCATGGCCGATGCGCACATGTGGGCAGTCGACAAGCCGGTTACCGCCACGCTTATCCGCGACATCATCGACGGCATCAACGCGAAATTCCGCGAGCTGAAGTCCAACGGCTATCTCATCGACGCCCAGTGCTGGTTCGATGAGAGCGCCAACGACGAAGCGACGCTCAAGGCCGGCAAGCTGGTCATTGATTACGACTACACGCCAGTGCCGCCGCTGGAAAACCTGACCCTGCGCCAGCGCATTACCGACAAGTACCTGGCAAACCTGGTCACCTCGGTCAACAACAGCTAAGGAGGCTGACCCATGGCATTACCGCGCAAGCTTAAATACATGAACCTGTTTCTGGATGGCACCAGCTATCTGGGCGTAGTGAAAGCGGTCACGCTGCCGAAGCTGACCCGCAAACTGGAGAACTACCGCGGGGGCGGCATGAACGGCGTCGCACCCGTCGATCTGGGTCTGGACGATGACGCGCTCTCCACCGAGTGGACGCTGGGCGGCTTTCCGGACGAGGCGATCTGGTCGCTGTACGGCGCGGTAAGCGCTGACGCGGTGCCGGTACGCTTTGCTGGCTCCTACCAGCGCGACGATACCGGCGAGATCGTGCCGGTAGAAGTGGTGATGCGTGGCCGTCTGAAGGAGATCGATGCCGGTGAAGCGAAGCCGGGTGAAGATACCGAGGCGAAAATCGCTGCGGTCTGCACCTACTACAAGCTGACCATCAACGGCAAAGCGCTGGTCGAGATCGACACCGTCAACATGGTGGAGATTATCAACGGCGTGGATCGTCTGGCACAGCACCGCCGCAACATCGGGCTGTAATCGTTAACCGGCCAGATGCTGGCCGGTTCTCTTCCCTTCGTACAGAGAGCACATCATGCAGAATACCCAAACCGTTATCCTCGAACAGCCGATCGCCCGCGGCGAACAGGTGATTACCGAGGTCACCCTGAGCCAGCCGAACGCCGGCACGCTGCGCGGCGTGGGCCTGGCGGCGCTGGCCAACTCTGACGTGGACGCACTGATCAAAGTGCTGCCGCGTATGACCAGCCCGACGCTCACCGAGCAGGACGTGGCGCAGCTGGCGTGGCCGGATCTGCTGGCCTTCGCGGGCAAGGTGGTCGGTTTTTTGTCGCCGAACTCGGCGCAGTAAGCTTCCCGAAATCGCTGATGGTCGACGATCTGATGGCGGACATCGCCGTCATCTTTCACTGGCCGCCCTCGGCGCTTTACCCCCTGAGCCTGACTGAGCTCATCACCTGGCGCGAGAAGGCGCTACAGCGAAGTGGAAACACCAATGAGTAACGCAAATATTGACGCACTGCTCAGGGCCGTAGGTCAGGCGTCGCTCCCGTTTAAATCCGTTGAGGCGGCGACCGCCTCGCTCAACGGCGATATACGCAGCCTGAACCAACGCTTACGCGATCTGCATCAGCAGATGGCGGACGTGGAGAGCTTTCAGCGCACCCGGCAGCAGCTCGCCCGCACCGAAATCGCGTTAAAAAACGCCCGTCAGGAGAGCCGGGCGCTGGCGGACACCTTCCACAGCAGCAAGCAGCCCGCGGCGGAGCTGTGGGAGGCCATGGCCGCATCCGGCACTAAAATACGCACGCTGAACCAGCACAACGCCAGCCTGCAGCGTACGCTGGAGAGCCAGCGGAATGGGCTGGAACAGGCCGGCATCAGCACCCGCAATCTCACCGGCACGCGGGCGCGGCTGAACGGCTCGATTCGCGATACCACCACTCAGCTTGAACGCCAGCACGAGGTGCAGGCGCGGGTGATGCGCCAGCAGGCGCAGATTAACGCCGTGAAACAGCGCTATCAGGCAGGCCAGGCGCGGGCGGAGCGCATCGGTGCCGCGACGGAGCCAGCCAGCAAGGTGGCGTCGGCAGGCGTGGCCGCCGGGAAAGCGTTGCTTCAGCCCGGCTATGCCTTTACCGAGAAGCAGGCCGCGGTGCAGCGCACGCTGGGCCTGCGCCGTGATGCGCCGGAGATGCAGGCTCTGCGCGATCAGGCGCGCACCTCGGATGCGACCACCGCGGTAGATGCAGCCAGCGCCCAGCTGGTGCTGGCGAAAGGGGGGAGCGACGCCGCCGCTATCGCCTCGCTGATGCCGCTGGTGCGCAGCATGACTCTCACGAATCAGGACTCCCAGGAGACAAACGCGGGTGTGGTGATGACCGCGGTCCAGTCCGGCACGCTCGACCAGCTGCGCGCGCAGTATCCTGCGCCCGCCTCGCCCCCGTCGCACGGCGCATCGGACAGCCTCGGCGGCGATATCCAGGCGCTACAGGCAGCGTACGAGTCCATCAGCATCGACATTTTTGCCGGGCAGGAGTCCTCCCTGCGCAAACTGGTGCAGACCGCTGCCGGCTGGCTGCAGAGCCTGGGGGAGTGGATTGCGGATAACCAGACCCTCACCAGCACCCTCGGGATTATCGCCGCAGCGGTGATTGGCGTGGCCGGCTTTATTGGTTCCATTGGCGCGGTGGTGTGGCCGGTGATGACCGGTATCAACATCATCATTGCCGCCGCGGGCACCCTCGGCACGGTCTTCAGCATTGCCGGCGGCATTATGGCGACGGCGCTCGGCGCCATTTCGCTCCCGATTGTCGGCATTGGCGCGGCCATCGTGGGTGTGGCGATGCTGCTCTACAAATACTGGGAGCCGGTGAGCGCGTTCCTGGGCGGGCTGTTCAGCGGCATCGCGCAAGCGGTGAAGGCGGCGTTTGGCCCGCAGATCGAGATGTTTGGTGCGCTGGGAGAGGCGATTGGCGCGATCTGGCAGTGGCTGTCCGACCTGCTTGAACCGGTGCAGATGGGTAAAGAGGCGCTGAACAGCTTCCGGGATGTGGGCGTCCTGTTTGGTCAGGCGCTGGCGGATGCGCTGCTGCTGCCGCTCAAGGCGTTCAACACGCTGCGCAGTGGCATCGACTGGGTGCTGGAGAAGCTTGGCGTCATCAACAAGCAGCGGGCGCCGGTAGACGAGGCCGCAGAGAAAGCGAAAGCGAGCATCCCGGACGCGATCCCGGCGTCTGACGGTGAGATAAAGGGCATCACCCGCTACCAGACCACCGCGGCACCCATCAGCCGCAATAGCGTGGATCAGAGCCAGCATCACTACACCATTAACATCAACGGGACGGGACTGTCGGAAGCCGAGGTTGCCCGGACTGTGCGTAGCCAACTGGAGAGCTACGAACAGCAGCGCCAGAGTCGTCGCCAGGCCAGTATGCAATATGACGTGTAAGGAGGTGGAATCATGATGTTCGCACTTGGCATGTTTGTGTTTATGCCCCGCACGCTGCCTCTACAAAGCGCGCAGCGCACGGTGGCCTACCGCTGGCCATCCGGTAGCCGGGTGGGTAACCGCGCCGCCTACCAGTATCTGGGGCCGGACACGGATACCCTCGTGCTGACCGGCGCGCTCTACCCGGAGCTGACCGGCAGCACGCTGTCACTCGCCGCGCTACGGCTGATGGCCGAGCAGGGCCGGGCGTGGCCCCTGATTGACGGCAGCGGGTTTATCTATGGCCTGTATGTGATTGATAAGGTCACCGAGACCGGATCGGAGCTGATGAGCAACGGTAGCGCCAGAAAAACCGACTTCACGGTGTCCCTGACACGCGTCGATCCGCCGCTGACCGCGCTGCTCGGGGATATCACCCAGCAGGCCGGAGAACTTTTAGCGAAGGCGAAGGGGGCGATCGCCGGGATCGCGGGAGGCGCGTGATGATCGATCTGAAGCTGACCGATGCCGGCGCGTCGCTAGCGCCGGATTTCACCCTGACGCTCGCCGGGAAAGACATCACCCGTAACGTCAGCGAGCGTCTGCTAAGCCTCACCCTGACCGACAATCGGGCGTTTGAAGCCGATACGCTGACGCTGGAGATTGACGACACCGACGGGCTGGTGGAGCTGCCGGCACGCGGCGCGGTGCTGGCGCTGTCGCTGGGCTGGAAAGGCAGCGGGCTTATCAGGAAAGGCACCTTTACCGTGACCCAGGTGACGTTCAGCGGCGCGCCGGACAAAGTCTCCATCGTCGCCAACAGTGCCGATTTTCGCGGATCGCTCAACGTTAAGCGGGAAGCCTCTTACCACGACACCACGCTAAGCGCCGTGGTGTCGCAGGTGGCCGCGCGCAACGGACTGACGTCGGCGGTGGCGCCGGCGCTTGCGGGGATCGCTATCCGGCATATCGACCAGTCGATGGAGTCGGATATCGCGTTCCTCACCCGGCTGGCCGGCAAGAACGGCGCGGAGGCGACGATTAAGAACGGCAGCGTGCTGTTTTTACAGCCGGGGCAGGGGACGACGGTGAGCGGGCAACCGATAGCGCCGCTTGCCATCACGCGTGGCGCGGGCGACAGCCATGCGTTTACCATAGCCGACCGCATGGCCTACACCGGGGTTATCGCCAGCTGGCTTAATACCGCTGTCCCCGATCCTCAGGCGAACAGCGTTACGCTGAATCGTAAGCGTGCTGATGCGCCCCCGGTTAGCGCAGCGCATCCGCGAGCCCAGGCAACAATGCCTGCAGGACAGGCGAAAGCGGAAAATTACCTCATGGGCGAGGCGGATAACGCCTTTGTGCTGACCGAAAGTTTCAACAGCAAAGAGGAGGCGGTGCGCGCCGCGAAAGCGAAGTGGGACGCGTTGCAGCGCTCTGCCGCGACGTTCAACATCACCCTTGCAATGGGGCGCGCCGATCTCTATCCGGAAACCCCGGTGACCGTCAGCGGCTTTAAGCGCGTTATCGATAGTCAGCAGTGGACCATCAAAAAGCTGGACCATAGTCTGGACAACCGCGGCTTCACCACCAAAGTTTATCTCGAGGCAATGTTGAATAATGTTGAATATGAGGAAAGTATTAGCCAGGCGTGAATAACGTTTCAGGGGAATGCTAAAGAATGGGATAATTATTTCCATCAGCTCACAGAGGGAAAATAATATGTTTCATTGCCCGCAGTGCCATTCTTCTGCCCATGCCAGAACCAGCCGTTATTTAAGTGAGAATACCAAAGAGCGCTATCACCAGTGCACCAATGTGAACTGTAGCTGCACCTTTGTCACCATGGAATCCGTTGAACGGTTTATCGTTGCGAAACCGAAAAATGAGGATGGCGGGGTGCGGAAAGGGCTGTAATCAGAATTGTATGCTTGCGATAAAAACAGGGCGTCGGGGGATGCCCTATTTTTGTTATTTGACGGTAAAGCTCTTCCTGATAAGTCTACGTGATACGAGTGCCCCAGAGAGCGCAGCGTAAAGAACATTGTGAATTGCCTATTCCTCTTCCAGGTCCTGTAATGCCTGCCTTGCTGCGTTTTCAATAGTCGTACAGAGATGGGTATTACGTGCTGGGCAGTCTTCTTTGGCATTTTTCACGATCAGCGTTAAATCACTATCGTCTGCCGTAGTATTGATATGTTTAACAACCCAGGATTCAAATATTTTGTCCTTATTCGTCATGACGTTTAATTGATCCAGAGTACGCCAGTCTTTTGCCAACAGTGTGCCAATAGTGTGTGATAACCCCTCGGCAATATAACCGTCATCGCACTGTTTATATTTTTTGAAAAATGAACTCACGCCTGCCCAGTCCTGAATCTTACTGGCTGCTGCGTCGGCAGTATCCATCTCTTTTACCGTGGTACAGTCACCCGCATACACAGATGCAGAGAGCGATAGCATCATGATCACCACTAACTTTAATTTCATATAAGACTCATTCCGAGGGGAATATAAATATGTTCATATTTCTGTGTTGCGCTTATGGCGGCACAGCCGCTGTTATTACTGATGGTAATGGTTGAAAGCGATGATTTGGCCATACTTTCTTTTATTCTTTTCATTGCGTCATCTGTTGTGCGGATACATCCCATTGTGGGATGTTCCGGACCTGGTTTGCGACGAGCATGGGCGCGACCTGAATGTACACCTACGCCGGGATGACCAGGATAACCAAAGCGTATAATACCCCACGCGCCATAAGCGCCCTCTGCGTTATCACCGGGGTGCAGGTGTGGCGTTGATTTATCCAGTATTTGGTATGTGCCATTTTCCAGATGTTTGAGTGTGGCTCTGTGATCAACATTGTTATATGCAGTCCAGATACCCATGACAGAACCATCCGCACTCAGCAACGTGAGCGTGTGAGTACATCCGTTGAAAGAGAGTGTAGTCATATCATCAGCCCTAAGCCGTGGCGCGTTCGTTCCAGGCATCGGAGTGAACCAGGTTACCGTCTACATATTTCCATGTGATCTTTTCGTATCTGAGATCGACTATTTCCATATGGTTCAGGTGCTGGCTATGAGGGTCTTTACAGTTGGCCATTACAGGGGGAATGGATACCACCCTGACGTTCTCCAGCATCATGTTGAAATATTCAACTTCTTGCCCGGCGTCGTTAACCTTGTACCATTTCAGCTCTGCAGATTTCAGCTGCTGACCAGTTGAAACAGCTTTATATAAATAGGTTGAAGCGCTATCGAACTCTTTACCGATGGTAAACGCACCATGAACACGCGTTCCGGTGAGCTTTCCAGTATTGCCGTCAGTAGGGATGTGCAGGCCATGCGTAAAACTCAAGACCTCAATGCTGCCTTCGCGGCCTTGAACATCAGATGAACCTTTAATTACGGCGCCGCCATCGTCTTTTAAAAAAAGGTGCGCAGGGATAGGCATGTGGGTAACTCCTTGTAAGTGTGTGACAGTCCATTAACCCTACAACGCATTAATCTGTGTAAATGTAATATTTGATTGACGCAAATTAACCATGATTTGAGTGGCTGATTATGTTTGGCGTTTCATTCATGTGGTGCGTAAAAAGCAGGAGGAAAGCGCAATTCTTATGCAATAAAAAGGGGCGTAATGACAGGTGTGTAGCTTATGTTAGCTCTGAAAATACAAAGCATTATGCATAAGCCGGTCTTTAAATCGTAAAGTAATATGCGCAGAAAATCACAGTGGGTTCGGGATAGTTATCGTTACGCGTTTCGATATTGCACAAAAGCCTGGCGTTACGTAATCAGAATGGCGTCACGCCATCTTTTCGCAATAAAAAGGTCTTGAGTGTGAATGACCTTTTATGATTCTATAGAGGTTTCGTTTAAACCTTTAATATTCTCCTGATTTAATGACGACCTAGTACATTTTCCCTCACATTTTTGTTTAGTTTTTCGCATACAAGAGGATGGTAATGCTCATTTATATAAAAATTCAAATTACAACCTTCTATATATTCCCCCTCAGCAAAGGATTCAAATAATATGACAGGGCTATAGTTATATCTATTGTTATAAGTTACGCTTGAAATGTTAAAAACATAATCTTCTGGTTTCTGGTTATCCTGAAATTTTTTCAGTAATGTCATTAGCCCTTTGGGTTCTGAGGTGAAAAGCTCTTCAATGTCAGAGCGGTGTTTGAAATCAAATAAACTATCAATACATTCTTTATAAATTGGATTTATTTCACAGAAGAAGGATGTTTTATCTATTTTATGTCGTCTGATAATAATTTCATTGTCACAAAGACCTACGAATGCTTTGTTCAAGTCACTTACAGTAGTTTCATGAATTCGTATTGTGGTGCCGGCTTTTTTTAAAGATAGTAATATTTTCTTTGCGTCATAAGGATAGGAATCAAAACTCTTCTTGAATAATTCTACCATTTCAACTTGGTGCTTAATTCTCGCTTCATCTAATTTTAATTTTTTTAATGCTTCTTGCTGTTTTTTACGCCTCGTTCTAATAGCGCTCATGATAAACTCAAATAAGCTAAAAAGTATAGAAGATAGTAGTGCTCCAATTGAAAACCCTATAATGGTTATTAATGTAATCGATAACTCATTAGGAATTTTAAAAGGTTTAAGCTCAGGCTCAACAAAAACCCAACTGCATATAATTGCGCAAGAAATTATTAGGAGTCTTAAGGGAGCTTTGAAAGAAACCAAATTAGAAAGGTATGTTAACGCAGTTGATATAGGGTCAGCCATCATTGCCTCCTGATTCTAGTAATCATACTTTCATCTGCAACGTGTTGCTAAGTAGAAAAAAGTTCGGGACTTTCCACAAGTAATCATGAGTGCTGCGACACTTGCTACTTGGCTAAAGAGGAAAAAGCTTAAGGGGTTATGCTAAGTTCATGATAGATATAGGGAAATTTGGTGGCCCCTGCTGGGTTTGAACCAGCGACCAAGCGATTATGAGAACGCTGCCCCGTCATTATAAATCAATGAGTTACATTAAAAACAATGAGTTACGGTTTGAATGTTGGTGAAGGTTATTGCATGTTTGAGTCCTGAGGGGGCAAAAAGGGGACACTTTATCGCTAAGGCTTTAATCCTTCGGCAAGCACATATAACCCCGGATACTTTATCAGACATTTTTTTGCTTCATCGTTGTTAAAAAAAGCATATGACAGTAACCAGAACGTTCTATTTCTATATGTCAAAGAACAGAATAAATTGATAGCTTCGGTGCGCAGTTCTTCGTCCTTTATAGATTTAATGATGTCTAAAATATTTAATATAACCGAAAATTCCTCTGGATAAGATATTCTTGTATCTTTTAAGACTTCACGTGTTGTTTTGATAGGGTCAAAGCGCCAATCAGCATTGTTATGCTTGTCAATGTTTATATTGATCTGAAATCTTTTTTGTAAAGCCGTGACGTAGTAATTTTCATTTACAGTTATAAAGTTTCCATTGTTCGGTGAGTAATATTTGTTATCTCGACTGTTCATTTTTTCATTTAGAGAGTTTATATGATGAACAAGTAAATTTTTAATTGAATCACCTTTTAACTGATTCAACTGTTTTCTGTTGTAGTCGAGAGTGAGGTAAAGGGTTAAGCACAAAACAAAAATACTTATTAGCCCAAATGCAGCACTATAGAATCCGCCGAAAAACGATCCAAAATTTGACCAGTCTTGATTTTTAGATGAAAGGCCATATTGATGGAAGGTATCCCAATATAAATAACTGGGGGTGATTATAAAAGCTAAAATCAAAAAAATGAGAATAACAGCGGAAATTTTTTTAAGCATATATCTCACCTAGTGGATTTAGACGTGTGGCTTCTTCTAAATGATCCGGAGCAAAATGAGCATAACGCATAGTCATTTTTATATCCGTATGACCTAGAATCCTCTGTAAAACAAGGATATTGCCACCTTTCATCATAAAATGGCTTGCAAAAGTATGGCGCAAAACATGTGAAAGTTGGCCGTTTGGCAAATTAAGGTCTGCCCGTTCTACAGCTTTGCGAAAAGCTGAGTAACAGGATTTAAAGTAACGCCCCGGCCTCTCTGGTTTAGGTAGGGCATCACAGAAGGCTTTGCTGATAGGTACAGTCCTATTTCGATTTCCTTTAGTTTTAAAATAGCTGACCTTTAAATTTTTAATTTGTTTTGTTGTGACTGATTCAGCCTCATCCCATCTCGCACCAGTCGCTAGGCACAGACAAGCGACCCAGTAGACACTCTCGTTACGACTTTTTAAACATTCGTCTAAAAGTCGGGTAATTTCTTCATTTTCTAGGTATGCCAGTTCAGCCTCTTCAGATTTGAAGGGACGAACACCGGCCAGCGGATTATCTGATTTCCAGTGACCTAAACGCTTCAGCTCGTTAAATACGGCACGGAAATAAGCAAGCTCAAGATTCATTGTCCGTGGAGAGACCTGCTGCACACGGGAAGTTCTGATGATCTCGCCGGATAATCTTTTTTTGCGGTACAGAGAGAACATGGTTGCGTCAAACTCATGCGCCAGCGGCTCACCCATACTTTCACAAGCAAATAACATCGCCCCCTTGCGTTTTTCGCCATCATCCAGGGTTAAGCCGTGTTCATCGAACCACTGCCCCACCAAATCGCGTAGAGATCGCCTGTCTTCTTTGCCATTCAGCCAAGGTTTAACATGTATGTTTTCAAGGATGTGATTCTGATAAGCCAGAGCCTCGCCCTTTGTTGAGAATGTCTTACGAATACGCTTACTAGGCTTCCCCTTGGGTTTCCCTTCGGGGTAGAAATCGAGCAGCCATTTTCCATCAGGTTGTTTGCGGATAGACATGTTTATTGATTAAGAATGCGTTGCTTTTGTTGTTGAAATTCTTCTTCGCTAAGTATGCCCTTTTCCTTAAGTGCGGCGATTCGTTCAATCTGCGAAATTATGTCTGAATCATTAGATGCAGATGAATTTTTGCTTTCATCTTCTTTTTTATTTCGGGTAGCATTTATTAAATTTGTAAAAGGTATTACCGCGCCTTTCATAACATTTTTGATTGTATAATTCTGGCCGCTTGTAGAAATAATTATTTCACCAAGTAAAAGGCCCGTCTTTCCACCAACGCTAACAATATTGCGTAGGTTAACATCAACCTGCTTGACACCAAATAACATTCCTTTATCTAAAAATATCACCCTCTGATTTGTCAGAGTGATTAACCATGTATTGCCATCCATAGCTCCACTTGCAATAGCAATGGGTTGTTCGCCTTCATTTAAAATCGACGGCAGGTGATAAAACTCTTTTTTAGTAGCAAAAGGTGTGTCAGAAACAACGGCAGCTAAACGCTTGTATTCTTCTTTTAATTGCTGTGTTGTAGCCTTTTTATAATCAAGCATATCATGTCCTTATTGGTTTGTTATTTTTAAAACAATTCTTCCGATAACTTCAATATCATCTAATGCGCAGTCGAATGCCATTCCTACACCACTGATACGAACTTTTCTTATAGGTATTCGTACCAATGTACGAACACTGATTTTACCTTCTATATTAACTAACCATTCGCCATCGAATATTTCAGCGTACTTGCGATCGATTATATACTGCGCGCTCTCATCTAAAAGACAAAATGGGTCAGACGGTAGGGGAATGCCTGCCCGGAAAAACACCTTATCGAGCATTGCATAGCCAGAATCATAAAGCTGTCCATCCACTAGCTTCTGCCGAGGCAACTTGAGAATGTCCAGCTCGTCATTATCAAACTTTCTTCCTGAGCCAGTAGCTAGCCATTCTAATGAAACCCCTGTTTCTGCCATGCATTGAACAACTAAATCAGCAGGGAACCCACCACGACGGTATCTGCCTGAAAGGCTACTTGCGGCAAGATTAAAATGCTGCGCTAAAGCCAGTTTGGACGTAAAGCCATAAGCCTCAAGAATCCTATCCAGTACCGGAGCGCTTTCCCCATCAAAGTCGATTTTCAGCATATCCCATCATGCAAATCCATTCCCAAAATGAAAAGTCTGCATTGACAATTTTCATTATGAAAAGTAGCCTTGCCCTTGTAGTTTTCAAAAAGCGAAAGTTACTGAACTTTGCCGAGTTCAGATGAAAAGAGGATTTTGACGTATGCGACCTAACATTACAATCACCATCCCCACCCCTTACTTACCTCTCGAAGAGTACTGCCGCCTAACTGGTACGGCTAAAGGTACTGCCCGCGACATGATTCGTGATGGGCGTTTGCCTATTCGTGCAAAAGGCGACATGCCCCGTGGCCGTGTAGAAATCAACATGGCGGCCCTCACCATCGAAGCATTGAGCGAATGCCGTATTTCGCTCCAGGCGTAAAAGACCCTATCAATTAGGAATCCGCGAATCATGTACGATTACAAGGTATCCATACATAACTACCTTGATGGGGCTTGCCGTGCATTTGCTAGTGCGCATAACGTCGAGCAACTGGCTAAGAAGATTGGGATGCGGCCCGCTGTCTTGCGCTGCAAACTGAATCCTGATCAAGCCCATCAGCTCACACTTATGGAACTGATAGAGATTGTCGATCTTACTGAAGACCCCCGCATTCTTGATGGTCTTCTTCGCCAGTTGAATTGTCAGCCGTCAGTTCCGGTTAATAATGCAACAGCAGAAAATATGCAATTTTGTGCGCTGACGGCCGCGGCCAGCGTTGGTGTCATAGCTGGTGAGGCAGTGTCAGCAGAGCGAATGACTGCTGCGCGCCGCAATCAAATTCTTGACCGTGCCAGCGATGCGATACGCAGCTTGTCCTTAATCGTCTATTCCGTAGAAAACCGTTTTCAGTCAGCCCCAATTTTGGCGGCTGCGGTTGATCTCGTCACGACTAGCGCCACCGGCCTGATTTAAGGAGAAGTTTATGAAAGCCTTTGTTTGTTATCTGAAAAAACAATCACCATCAAAGCAGCTCGCCAGTGGTTCAACTGGCTGGCTTGAATTGCCGAACGGCCAGCGTATGAACCCCGGCCATCAATACAAGTTCAATGCTCGCGAGCCGGTGAAAATGCGCACCTGGGCGGTGATTCGCTTTCTAACTACCGGTGCGCGTCGTTTATGCGGCTCAGTAGGTGGGCGTCATGGCCAGTAACGAAGTCTGGTTATCACGTATACGCCGCCAGCACTTCAGCAACCGCAGCGAGGCCGCTGACTGGTGGAATAAATTAAGCCCGGAATGGCGTGGCGTGGTACTTCATGCCGCCGCTGTTAATTCGGGAGCAGGGGTCTTTAAAGCGCATCTGAGCAATTGTTGCTGGGCTGAGCTTTTCGAGCGTCTGGATTACCGCGCCATGATCCAGCTACGCCAGGGTATTTCGCGGGCGCGCCTGACGCTTGAGGGTTTCGGATCACTGCGCGATAGCGATTTTTCCCGAAGAACAGCCAACCGACCTGAAGTTAAAAAAGTCCATGTCGGGCGGGGGGTGAAAATGATCATCGCCCCTGAAATTCTGTACGCCATTGAACAACGCGAAAAGTTAAAGGAGCTTTAAATGAGCATCATTTCAGTAAACAGCACAACGCTGGCGCAGGAGTTTTCGGCCTGGCTTGTCCCTGTGAATTATGCGGAGGCTTTCACCAGCAAAAATACTGTTAAAGGCGGACGTGTGATTCTGCATCCGTTTTTCTTCAACGATACAGAGCACCTCACCAATCCCCGCCACTGGCTGGCAATCAATGCTGCGTACTGGTGCTGCGTCTACCGTGAAGCAGAAAGCGACGCCACGCAAGTTGAGGCGCTGGCAGGACTTCGCAGCAATTATTACGTGGCGGGCGCACTGGGTGTTGGTGAGATTAAAGCGCTAATCCACGAGTGGTGGCGCGCAACCTATGAGCTACACCAGACGCCTGCGCCTAACTATTCCGCAGTAATCAAAAAACCTTCTTTCCACTAATCAAACCATCTGAATTTTCAGGCCACACCTTACGTGGCCGGGGATTCTATTGCCCTGGAGAAATCTATATGACACCTAAACGCATGTTTGTTGACACGTCCCCGGCACCGATGAAAGACCTGTCAGAAATGCTCACCAAAGCCACGCAGGAAGGTAAGGCCGCAGCTGCTGACCTGTGTTCGCTTCGCCTTGATAAGCTTGCGGCACATGCTGCGAATGATGGATTGAGCGCTGCGGAGATAGTGGAATTAATCCGTGCTGAAGCGTCTGCGATCGCGAGTAAAGGCGGTGCTGCGTGGCAGTAAAATCCCCGCTTAAATGGGTTGGTAGCAAAGCCCGCCTTATGCCGCAGCTGCTTCCGCACCTACCGAAAGGTAAGCGTCTGGTTGAGCCTTTCGCCGGTTCCTGCTCCGTCATGCTTAACGCAGAATATGACGAGTATCTGGTAGCGGATGTGAATCCAGACCTGATCGCCTTTTATGAGGCAGTAGCAGCCGACGCTGATGCCCTGATTAGCCGTGCAAGGCATTTGTTCGAAACATTTAACAGCGCCGACGGTTACTATGATAGCCGTCATGCTTTCAATCATGATGATGATCCGGATTGGCGTCCGGCGTTGTTTTTGTATCTTAATCGCCACTGCTTTAATGGGCTTTGCCGGTATAACAAATCGGGTGGATTCAATGCGCCTTACGGTAAATACAAGCGCCCGTATTTCCCTGAGGCTGAGATAAAGGCATTTGCTGAGAAAGCCAGGCGCGCCACTTTCATCTGTGCCGGGTATTCTGCAACGCTGGACATGGTACGTGCCGGCGATGTGGTTTATTGCGATCCGCCTTATCTCACCGATTCAGAGAACTTCACCGCATATCATTCGAGCGGGTTTGACCATATCGATCATGGTCGGCTTTCTCGTAGGCTGAAAAAGCTGGCTGCAAAGGGCGTGCCGGTGGTTGCTTCGAATGCTGATCTCGATGCCGTGCATTATCTCTATGCTGGTTTCGAGTCGGTAAAAATCAGTGCGCCGCGTAGCGTCGGTGCCGCAGCTGCAAGCCAGAAGGTGGCAGCAGAGTTGATTCTGAAATCCCCTCTGTTTGTTGGTGCGAATGAGGCTGGCGAATGACGCTGGCCATGAACGGTAATCATCACGCCGTTGATGCATGGCGGCGTGAGCATTTCGCACCGGGAACCCCGAAAGATGTAACGCTGACTGAGCGCAAATTGTGGCAGGTTAATCCAGCCGATCATAATTTCCGTTCCCAGTACCTGCACGAAATGCCCGACTGGTTAGCCGGGTATTTTGGCCAGCGCTACGAAAAATTATTCAATGCCCCACATGATGGGCGTCGTCGCGCCAATACGTTCTTACGCCATACGATTGGTCAGAGCGTATTGCCACGCCTGCGCAAAGTAATGGCGCGGTATGCCCTTTCGCCGGATGTTTCCAGTCTGCCTTTCGGCAAAATGATTTCACGCCTGCCGTCTCTTGACCGGGCAGATCTGAAGAAGCTGGCCGGGCAGGTCGTAACCTGGCTGTCTCAGGAGCTTTATAACTTTTCTGATTCACTTGAGGGTGAGGCCCGGAGCGACGAGGAAATTGCCCGGCGCACAGCCCTGGCATACGTCCATCTGGGCGCGCTTACTCAAACTATCAATATCACTGCCCCTTACTGGGGCGCTTATTGTGCAGACAAATTAACCGAGCGCCAGGCGCAGTCCGGCATATTGCGCCTGATGGCATCGGAGTGGTGGTATCTGCGCCTGAAGCGAGCGCGTGATCTGCAACGTGAGCATATGGCCATAGCTGTTGGCCAGGTGCAAAAAGCGGCCAGCGCTTACGTCTCGCGTAAAACCCTGGGCGAATGGGTCGAGCAGAAAAAGCGCAATCTGGAGTTTTTCAAAAAATTCGACCTGATGGACGATGAAGGAAACCGCATTGCGCTGGATAGCATGGTGCATCGCAGCGTTGCCAATCCGGCCATACGTCGTTGCGAACTGATGGTCCGTATGCGTGGCTTTGAGGATATTGCCAACGATCAGGGGCTGTCAGGTGAGTTCTATACCATTACAGCGCCGTCACGCTTCCATGCGGTACACAGCAAGGGTGGTTTTGTCGGCCAGTGGAATGGCTGTAACCCGCAGGACACGCAGCGTTATCTGTGCAATGTGTGGGCCAGGGCGCGCGCCGCTATTTCCCGCGCCGGGATTCATGTGTTTGGCTTTCGCGTGGTTGAGCCGCATCACGACGGGACACCGCACTGGCACATGCTGCTGTTTATGCGCCCGCAGGATGTTGAAACGGTGCGCGACATTCTTTGCTACCAGGCCCGTATCGCAGATTCTGAAGAATTACAGACCCCACACGCGCTTAAGGCGCGTTTTCACGTTGAGCCTATCGATCCTGAAAAGGGGTCAGCGACGGGCTATATCGCAAAATACATATCTAAAAATATCGACGGTTACGCTATGGACGGGGAGCAGGACGGCGAAACCGGAGAGAGTATGCGTGATATGGCTAAATCTGTGGCTGCGTGGGCGTCCCGCTGGCGTATTCGCCAGTTTCAGCAGATTGGTGGCGCGCCGGTAACGGTATGGCGAGAGTTACGTCGCCTGCGCGATCAGCGGTTCGTTGACCAGGAAATGGATGCCGTTCTGGCCGCTGCTGATGTCGGATGCTGGGCGTCATATACACAGGCGCAGGGCGGCCCCCTTGTTGCGCGCCGGGATCTGGTTGTGCGTCTCGCTTATGAAATTACGGAGCAGGGCAACGAATACGCAGAAGATATTCAACGGGTGCAGGGAGTGTATTCCCCGCGTCTGCGTGGCTCTGAGATTTGTACGCGCCTGGTAAAGTGGCAGAAGGTTTCGAAGTTGGCCGAAGCGCCAGCGGAGGCGGGTTTTTCTGGCGGCATCGCCGCCCCTTGGAGTTCTGTCAATAACTGTACTGAGGGTGAAGCCCGCAGGCGGTTAAAAATGGATCTGAATCGCCGTGGGTTTGATGGTACTGAGGAAGAGATAGCGATTTTACTGCGTGATGGGCGGCTGAAGTATGGCCAAACGTCTCTTGTTTATCGTAATGGAAGGCTCGACGAAATAAAAAATAGGCCGGGTGAAGACGTATGGCCCGGCTGGTATTAACTCAGCAATGTTCTGATGCGTATACCTTTTTTGTAAAGTCACCTCAAAAGCACTTTCGGAATATGACCATAAATGTATACTGTATGCATATACAGTAAAAAGCTGAAGGGGGGCTTATGCACGATTTATTTATGGAAACTATCGCATTACAACGTATCGCCTTATTCACAAGGTTGGTAGCGCGTGGGGGATGTAACTGCGGAGAAAAGGATTTGGCATTAGCCTGGCTTGATGAATTAACCACCGATCTGGAAAAGCGTCTGTATGAATGTGCAATAAAAAACCCCCAGAGTGGGGGCTTAAGCGGCGGGCGTGGCTTTCAGTAGGTCAAGTGCCATCTGTTTCTGATTAGGTGACATTGTGCTTAGCAGCTGCTGAAGCATGGCATCACCCGTTTTTGCGCTGGGGCTGAGGGTGTGGGAAAAAGTCAGGTTCATAACGAAAGTGTGACCACATTCCACGTCAGCGCAGGAACAGTAAATATCAGCAATCTGCCGGTGCTTGCGATTAGTCTTGCGGATAACAGCCTTTGCGCCACATTCCGGACATTCAATTTTTAATACTCTCACGTTCCGCTCTCCGGCTGTCAGATAATGCCTGGATTTTAACCTTTTTTGCATTATGCCGCATCCTTATCCGTTGTTTTATTGGCGGTTTCTATCGAGAAATTCAGGTACAAATGTGGTGGCACTTCACCGTCATCGCTTAGCGCTTCCATAAAGCGACGTTGCACCGGCATTACCTCGTTTTTTTTATACGTTTTTTCAGCCTTTTCAGGGTCACCCAGCCCGGCAGCATTCTGCGCGATCTGACCGGCCAGCCCGGCGGGGAACCGATGGGCGTTCAGAACATCCTGGGCGCTGATATTCTTCACGCTGGCAAATTCATCCTTTGCGGAAATGTCGCCCATCTGAATAAACTGCACCCCTTCTTTGTCACCGCCAGGAATGTTTACCAGGATAGTTGAGAAGTTACCGATCCCCTTGCTGTCACGCAGCTGCGTTTCAATCTCTTCTTCCATTTCGTCAGTCATGCTCGCATCGCGGGTATAGAGAATGCCGCCGGTGTGCGCGCCGTTGTGGTAGTAGCGGCGACGGAATATGACTGCTTCACTGTTGAGCAGGGCGCTGTGAATGCCGCCGATATAATCCGGCAACCCGTAAACATGCTGCTGCGGGTCATACATTTTGATGAAAATGACGTCTTCTGGCTCGTACACGATCGGTTCTCCTTCCTGAAGCACGACAAATTCCCCGGATTTACGGCGTCTGGTATACAGGCCGGGCAGTGGCGCAATGGCGATCACGTCGCCCCAGCCGTTACGAATCTTAGCCAGGGCAACATCCCCGAAGGTGAGAAAATCGAAAACCGCTGCTTCCAGTTCATCGCGGGTCAGGCCGCCGCCAGTGTAATCAGACGTGATCATGTTCTTACGGGCGTGAATAATCCCCCCGTGCTGGCCATTCAGGTTTATCAGCTGGGCGAGCGCCAGCCGGTCAATCGGTAGCGTGTAGTGGTCTGCGTCGTTGTCATACCAGACATCATGATAATCGGTGCCAGTAGTCAGTACCGGTTCCGGTTTCCCAAAGCGCAAAATGCTCATTTTATTTTTCGGCTGCGCTTTCGTGTCGCGCTGCCGGTAGCGGTTGTTTTTTTTCATGCGGCCTTCTTGATTCCCCACCGGGATTTAGGTTTATTTTCGTAATTCAGCGGTTCGTTATGCAGGGCGTGAGTGATGGCCCAGAAAGATTCCGCGTGACCAGTCTCCGGGCTGCGGTCAGCGACAAACGTCATTGCGGCCCCGCTTTGTGTTGTAGTGCGGCGAACGGCCATAAAGCTGGCCGGGATCTCTTTCAGGTTCTTGTCCCACTCAATACGCTGGCTTTCCACAACATCGGCCGCCTTCAGCACAAGCTGGTTTTTCGTGTTGCGGTCATAGCGGATAGCTACGGCCACGCGCAGGGCAAAGTGCTGAATGTTGTCAAATACCCCCTGGCCAATGCCTGTCACATCCACACCCAGATAGGTGAAGTTGTATTTCTTGAACAGGGTTTCGATCTGCTTTGCCTGCCAGCGGAAGTTCATGCCTTTCCAGTTAAACACGGCCAGTACGCGGAATTTTTCGACAGCCAGCATGGGCGGGGCGACAATCACAAAGCAGGACAGGTCACCGCTGCGCGCCGGGTCAAATCCTCCCCAGACCGGGCGGTCACCAAACGGGCGAGGCGCATCGGGGTTGTGATCCTGCCAGGTTTCCGTTTCGACGCCGCAGGCTTCAAGGTCGGCAAAGCTGAAGACAGAATCTTTACTGTCAACAAACACGCACATATAGAGCATGTTAAACGTGGTTGGGTTGTAGCGATTTCGCAGCTTATCGATGTTGGCCAGGTTAAAGCCGCCTGCAATGGCATCTTCCATCGTGATGATGTAGCGCCACTGGCCATCCGGGCATAAGCGCCCGCCGTCGCGCATCTCGCTGAAGTCCGGGAACCGCACACCGGCGCGCTTCTTGCTACCCTGTTTCCATTCCTCACCCGTCCAGAACGGATAAGCCTGATGAGTTTTCGCTGACGGGGTGGAAAAGTATGTGGTGCGCCACTTATCGTGCGTGGCCATTGCGCTGGCCACTTCGTTGAGTTTCGCGAAGTTTGGCACCCAGAAATATTCATCACAGTAGAGATGGCCACTGTATGACTGCGCTGTGTTTTTGTTGGTTGATAAGAAACGCAGCTCTGCGCCGTTACTCAGGCGGATAGGGTTGCCGGTCAGCGTGATCCCGAAATACTGTTCAGCGATGTTCACGATATAAGAGCGGAATACCTCCGCCTGGGCTTTGGACGCTGACAGAAAAATTTGCGGGTCGCCCGTCATCACGGCATTTTCAAAAGCCTCGTAGGCAAAATACCAGGTCGCGCCGATCTGGCGGCTTTTCAGGATGTTCCTTACCTGCTGACCAATATTCAGGCGCAGATGCTTCTGATAGGCAAAAAGGTGCTCACTGGCCCAGGAATCGAAGTCATCCTGCGTCAGGGATGAAATGTCATTCTTTTTATACTTCCGCTTGCCGCGTGGCCTGTCGCTGTCCCCGTCATCCTCCGCTGCTTTATGGCCGCCGTTTCCGCTGGCCATCTTCTCTTTATGTTTGTTGCTCTGGGCGCGCAGTTTCGTGGCGTGCGCGATAAGCAAATCCATTTCCTTTAGCTCTACCTCGGACTTATTGTCCCGCCCGGCAAGCAGCTGGTAGCGGCGTTCAATCGCTTCTTCAGTGCTTTCAAAGCTGAGCAAATCGGCCCAGTTATTTTTTTCAGCCCAGTAGTAAATGATCCGCGCATTCGGCAGATTCAATTCTGATGCAATTTCCTTTGGCGTATAGCGCCGCAGATAAAGTGCGCGTACAACGCCTTTCAATTCTTCTGAGTATTTAGCCATAGATTTAATTATGCCGTGGCTGTCTGAAAAATTATGCGGCAGTTATTCCTTATCGTTCGGGTAATTCCTGTTATCCGAAGTAATAAGAATTAATAAGGGTGATGCCTTTTGTTTTATCCGTAATAATCGTTTTGCAATATCAGCGAGGCGAGAGGAAATAATGTCTCATTTAGTCACTGACTGGCTGTGTATTGCCACCGAAGGGGATACGGTAGACGGCAGAAAGATTTACCGTGAATGGATTATTGATATGGGCGAAACCTATAACTTTAACCATTACGCGGCAAGACTGTGGCCGGAGCATGAACGCGACTGGGGAACCTGTGGGGAAGTGCGGGAAGCGCGCTGGGAAGACGGTGAAGACGGACTGGCGAGGCTTTACGCAAAAATCAGTCCCAGCATGAGCCTGATTTATGCCAACCGTGACGATCAGCTGGTCTTTTTCTCTATCGAGCCGGAAGAAGACTGGCGCGGCTCTGGGCGCACGTATCTCAAGGGGCTTGCTGTTACAGACAGCCCCGCAAGCGTTGGCACAACACGATTACGTTTCAGCAGCAGACGTAATAAGCCGAAATCCGGTTATTACCCTTGCGTAATAACCTCTGATAAAAAATTTAAACAGGAAGCAGATATGTCTAACTGGCAAAAACTTTTCGGTATTAAACCGAAGCAGCACACTTTTGCTGAAGGCGATGATGATAATACGCCTGGCAGTGACGAAAAATTGCAGGCACTGGCCGAAGCCGTGAATGCTATTGAGCAGCGTCTGGCAGCAGTGGAGGAAGCAGTTAATAACGCGCAGGGTGATATTGATACCATCGCTGAAGTGGTCGATACCCAGGAGTTTGCCTCACTGCGTGAAAATCTGCCTACCATCCTGACCAATTTCAGCAAGCTGGATAAAAAAGTCACAAAACTGCCGCAGCGTCAGTTTGGCGATAAAAGCAAAAGCAGCGGCAAATTTAAGTTCATTTAATTATTAACTGAATTTATTTGACTGAACCTTTTTTCAATTATTCATCGCGTTAACGCGAGGGGAATATATGCAACTGAATCAACGTGCGCTGGATTTTATTGACGCGTATTCCGCCGGACTGGCGGGCCATTACAGCGTTAATAACCCGTCACGCGCATTCAAATTAACCGATCCGCAGGAAACGTCCCTGCGCAGTGCGCTGCTGGAATCTGTTGAATTTCTGAGCCTCATCACCTGCGCGGATGTTGACCAACTGAGCGGCCAGGTTGTGTCCGTAGGCGCTTCAGCGCTTCATACCGGGCGCAACGCTGATGGCCGTTTTATCAAGCGTGTGGGCGTTGACGGCAACGATTACAAACTGGTCGAAACGGATTCATGCGCCGCGCTGCGCTGGAACCTGCTTTCTGTATGGGCAAACGCCGGAAGCGAGGAAGAGTTTTTCCAGCTGGTACAGGCTTTCTCTAATCAGGCGTTTGCGCTGGATATGCTGCGCATTGGCTTCAACGGTAAAACCATTGCTGAAACTACCAACCCGACAGAAAACCCGAACGGCGAAGACGTCAACGTTGGCTGGCATGAGCGCATGAAAGGTTTCGATGGTGGCAAGCAAATCATCACTGAGGCGCTTACCCTGGATGATAAAGGTGATTATCGCTCGCTCGACGCGATGGCTTCCGATCTCATCAATACCAAAATCCCGCAGCAGTTCCGCAACGACCCGCGCCTGGTGGTACTTGTCGGGGCCGATCTGGTGGCCGCTGAGCAGTACCGACTGTATCAGGGGGCTGACAAGCCAACTGAGAAAATCGCGGCGCAGATGCTGGGAAGCACTATCGCGGGCCGTCAGGCCATTGTGCCGCCATTTATGCCAGGCAAGCGCATGGTGGTGACCCCACTGTCAAACCTGCATATCTACACCCAGCGCGGCACCCGTCAGCGTAAGGCGGAGTTTGTTGAAGACCGCAAGCAGTACGAGAACAAGTATCTGCGTAATGAAGGCTACGCGGTTGAAGTGCCGGAGCTTTACGCGGCAATCGACGAGTCAGCCGTAACAATCGGTCAGGTTTCCGAACCGGCAGAGGGCTGATAAATGGCACTTTCACCCGGCCAGCGCCACAACCGGCGCGTAGCTCTGGAGCAGCAGCTAAAAGCGCAGCAGGCCGCAGACATGGCAGAAAGTCTGCATTTACAGATTCAGGCGCTGAAAACTGACGTTGAAATGGCGCGTGCGCTGCCAACGAACGCGGAACGCGAAGCCTTTAAGCGTGATGTGCTGATCCCACGCTGGCAACCCACGGTTGAAGCGTATCTGGCCAGCGGCAACGAATACGGCAATCCGGTGTTTTCCTGGTTCGTCGTCTGGCTGTTTGACGCCGGTTATCTGGATAAAGCGCTGGAACTGGCTGACGTGGCGATTGAGCAGCACCAGGACACGCCGGACAACATCCGCAGCAACTTCCCTACCTTTGTTGCTGACACGGTGATGGCGTGGGCGGAGGACACTGCCGCAATGGGTGAAAGTGTTGAGCCTTATTTTTCTCAGACCTTTGAGAAGGTGACGCAGCGCTGGCGGCTGCATGAGGAAATTACTGCCAAATGGTGCAAGTTCGCCGGGCTGATGCTGCTGCGTGACGATAACGGCCAGCCTCGCGCTACAGCGGTGGATGACCCGGAAACGCTTGAAAAGGCTGACGCGTTGCTGGCCAGCGCCGAACGTCTCTACAAGAAAGTAGGTGTAACCACACAGCGTGCGCAAATTGCTGCGCGACTGCGCAGCCTGGCAAAAGAGTAATAACGACTACCGCAAGCCGGGCGGGCGCGGCGGAGGGCAAAACACACTTGTGTAATGCGCCTTGGATGCCGGTCAGCCCGCCTTTTTCGGGGGAACCATGTTTAGCGGTAAACCGATTGAATACCAGGATTCGGAGTTAACGAATAACGGTTTCTGGCCGGATTTGAATCTTCGTGACTTCCAGTCGCAGCGCGCACTACCGCCCGATATGGATGCCAGTATCACGGCGCAGGCACTGCTTGCGGCCGTAGCAGAAGTAAACGCCGATCTTGAAAAGGTCGAAGCCCTGCACCGTGCGGGCGGATTCGAAACCGCCGCAGCGGTGCCGGGACCGGTCATGAACGGGCAGAACGGGCTTTGTGCGCAGTACATGAAAGCGGTTTTTGCCAGGGCGAAAGCTGATCTGCTGGGTGAGTTTGCAACGATTGGCCGCCGGGAGTCCCATCCGGGGCAGGAAAGTGACGAAACCCGTAACGGATTGCTGGCGGAATCCTCCGTGACAATCCGGCACATGAAGGGGCTTAAGCGCGCAACGGTGAGAAAGGTATGAAAACTCAACTGGATTCACTGAGTGAGTTTTTCCGTCAGAACGTGCCGGAGCGCGCGCAACTGGGTTTTGACAGCCTGTTAGATGAAATGCAGCTGGTTGCCGCAGCCAAAGATATTGGCCTTGAGCAGTACCGGTTATCAGTCATTCGCTATAACGCGCTGATCTCCTGGGAGCGTTTCCCGTATCGCCTTTGTGCGCCGCAGCTGCTGATCGCGCTGCTTGAAGTCTGGCTGGATGAACATGCTGACGGTGTGCTGGATGATATCGGAATCACCAGTGCTGAAGCCGTATGGGATGTGACAGTAGAGGACGAAGAAACCGCCACGGTGGTTCTGACTATGCCGCTGGCTGACGAGCTTGTGATCAGACCTGATGAAAAGGGGCCGATCCCGTTCCGGGGCGAGCGATGGTCACTGGTGGAGCCTGAAATCTTCACTGCGCTGAGCGGCACTGTGTATGGCACGGATTCAACCGGCGCGCCGGT